CACGGCATGGCTGTCTAGTGCTTTTTGCTAGACTGCCATGCTAGAACAGCCCGACTATCAGTAGGATTTTGTTTTTAACTGGGGCGCGGAATGTTATTTTTAAGGGAGCGCCGAGATAGTAGTCCAGCAACAGCGCGTACTAACAGTACAGACTGAGCGGTAGCAAACAGTTCTGGGGTCTCAATGACCCCTGACTGTTTAATTGCTTGTAGATGTAGTAGAGTATCTCTACCTAAATATTTCCCGTACAACAGTATGCCTATGCCCCAGTACTATCAATATAGGGTCTGACCTGCGGTTATAGTACTGTGATGTAAATCACAGGCTGCAAAGTGTTCGGAATGGGTGTTTGAACGGATTAATATATAGTAGAGGCAATTTATTGCCGATACTATAGCAAGGGCTTCAGGCCCTTGCGTACAGACTGTATCTACTGTCTGTTACAACAGGCTGTATAACAGACTATTGTAAGCGGGTAAATTCTGCCCAAAAGGGACATAGATGACATTCAGTAAAAGCAATAACCCCCGTACCGAAAAAACGGTAGAGGCAAAGGCAAAGTTACTAGCCCTGGTAGCCCAGGGCATGGGTGCTCCTAGGGCCATGGTTCAGATAGGCTATAAGGAAGATACCTTACGTATCTGGATTAGCCGCGACAAAAAATTTGCCCGTGATTTGGAAGATGCCAAAGCAGATGCCAAAAATAACTCTACCATCTCTCTCGGAGTGGCAAAGGATGAGATTTCTTTTTCACAGTTCTCAGAGGTATTTTTAAACCAGCAGGTCTTTCCACACCATCAGGACTGGATTGACCTACTAGAAGGTTACGAACCTTCATGGCTGCACGAGTCTATGATTTACGAAGACGGGGACCAGAACCGATTATTGGTTAATGTACCCCCTGAGCATGCCAAGTCAACGGTAGTAACAGTTAACTACTCTACCTACCGAATTGCCCTTAATCCTAATGTGCGCATTATTGTGGTCAGTAAGACCCTTAACAAAGCGCGAGAGTTTGTCTATGCAATTAAGCAAAGACTATCCCACCCACGTTGGCTAAAGTTACAAACAGCCTATGGACCTGAGGGTGGCTGGAAACAGGACGCTGATACTTGGAAGGTAGACACGGTTTACCTAGGCAGCGATGCTAGAGACTCCTCCGAAAAAGACCCAACCATTCAAGCACTTGGTATGGGTGGTCAGATTTACGGTGCTCGTGCTGACCTGATTATCTTGGATGACTGCATTACCACTGCCAATGCCCACGAGTGGGACAAGCAGATTAACTGGTTACAAAAAGAAGTTATTACCCGTTTGGGTAAGAATGGCAAGTTGTTGATTGTAGGGACACGAATTGCGGCGAATGATTTTTATAAAGAACTTCGTAATCCGAAGCATTGGTCTGGTGGTAAGTGCCCATTTACTTACATGGCTATGCCTGCGGTATTGGAGTATGGGGAGAAACCAGAAGACTGGGTAACCCTTTGGCCTAAATCTGACCATCCTTGGGATGGAGACGAAGATGAATTACCCGATGAGCAAGGGCTATATCCCAAATGGGATGGACCGTCTTTGTTTAAACGGCGCGGTGAAGTAACCCCTAGTACTTGGGCTTTGGTTTATCAGCAGGAGGATGTCGAAGAAGATTCCATCTTCCCACCCGCACTGGTGCAGGCTTGCACCAAGGGTATGCGTAAGCGAGGTCCGTTAAAACAGGGCGTGGTGGGACATCCGAATCATGTAGAAGGTTACACAGTTGTTGGCTTTGACCCTGCTATGGGCAGAGGCCATGCTGCATTTGTGGCGATGACCTATAACCGAGTAGATGGAAAGATGTATGTGCTGGACTGTGAGAACATGTCTGAGCCTACGCCACAAAAGATTCGTGCAATGATTGAAGAGTTTACTCTTAAGTATAGTCCTAACGAGTTTCGTGTTGAAATCAACGCACACCAGAAAGCCTATGAACTAGATACAGATTTACGTCAATGGCTATCGCAATACGGCTGTAGTTTAAAGCCACACTTTACACAAAAGAATAAGTGGGATACCTCCCACGGTGTTGCATCTATGTCAACGATGCTGGGCACTATGCACGATGGAGTATTCCAAAAGAACAATACGATTGAGTTTCCTTCCGCTGATGGTTCAGAGGGAGTCAAGGCTTTAATCCAACAACTCATAACTTGGAAACCAGACACCAAAGGCAAGACTGACTGCGTTATGGCTATGTGGTTTGCGTTTATACGCCTACGTGAGTTAATGCAACAGAGCACAGTAATAGCAAAATACTCAGAAAACCGTTGGGCTACCCGTGCTCAACTATCAAAACGTGGAAGCGTAAACCTAGACCTTGCCTTGCAAGAACAGTGGCAAGAACAATTTGGATAAGGAACTAACATGGCACGTACTGGACAAGCGGCGAAAGCAATTAAAAAAGCAGCCGATGCAAAGCCTAAGGTAAGTAATAAAAAAATTCTTAAGGATGCCACTGCCAATGCTGCCATGCTTATTGGACCTGGTAAGTTTCTTAAGGCTGGAAAGATTGTTAAAAAGGGTGTTGATTCCCTTAACAAGACTAAGAGAATTGCAAAAGATAAAGAGATTATTGCACGTTCTCCAGATTTAAAACAAACTCCTAATATGACAATTGGGCAAGCAAAGCGCATGAAACAAGGCACTAAGCAACTTGCAAAGACAACCAAAAGAATTGCTAGGCAAAGCAACAAAAAGAGTTCTTATGGTTCAACAACTGTTGGTGAGTCAAATGCTTTTAAGATTAAAATGGGTCTTGATAAACCATTTCCTGGCGTAGAAGTTAAGGGCATGCCTGCATTAAGTACACCACCGCTAGGTGGATTACGCAAGGGTGTTCCAAATAATATGACTCTTGGTCAGTTAGATAGATTGGATGCTATTCGCGAAGGTGAAAAAGCAAAGGCTTACGCTGCTGCTTATCGCATGGCAAAACGTGAAACCAAAGGCATGAAGAAATCTATGCAATCTAATACAACTCGAACTGTAAAGAAAGTTGCTACTGGAACTGGCATTGCTGGTGCAGGAGCAGCAGGCGGAGCATACGCTGTTTCAAAGAAGTCTAATCCAAAACCTAAACCAGCAACTGCTAAGCGCACACGCTCTGGTCAAAAAACAAAGGGAAACTAATATGCCAGTACCAATTATAGCAGCAGGAGCAGCAGCAATTGCTGCACGGCTTGCAGCAAAAAAGGCTGCACAGCAGTTAGCAAAAAAGGCTGCATCAAAGACTGCACAGATTGCTAAGAACTCTGTAGTAAAAAAGCCTGCTCGCAAACCAATTGGTAACCCACCTAACAATACAAAAGCGTGGGAAGATTACATAGGTAGTGTTTCTCGCGGTGCTCCAGCGCGTGGTGGTTCTGCTGGTAAAGCAAAAGCGCGCCGAGTTGCTAATTCTAAAATAGCAAAAAATACAGTGCCTTCTGCAAAAGAACCAGCACGTATTCCAGAGGTTCCTGCTAGAGCAACAGTAAAAATTAATAGTGCAAAAACTACCCGTGTAGTTAGAGTAAATCCAAAAACTATTAACGCAACAAATGTAAAACAATTATCTCAATTAAAAAAATTAAAAAATCAGGCTAAACCAGCAAAAAAGAAATAGGGAGTAAAGATGCCAGTACCATTGATAGCCGCTGGCGTGGCATCTCTTATTGCCCGCGCTGCTGTATCCACTGCTGCTAAAAAAGCATTAACTTCTGCTGCCGCAAAAGGATTAACTAAGCGTCAAGTTGCTGAACTAGTTGTTCGCAACGAAGCCCGTGCTGCTAAGACTTTAGCAAACAAAGGAATTAAAACTGGCCCTAAGCGATACGAGTATAAGGGCAGTGGATACTCTGACCCTAAACTTGATAAAGCATATAGAGATTCACCAGCCGAAGGTTCTATTGAAGCAATGGCAAAACGCATGCTTGCAGAGAATCCTGAAAAGGCAGCAAAAATTGCAGCAGAAAAAGCCAGAGTTGTTATGGCTCGTAATCGAGCACAGACTGTAGCAAGAGTTGCAAAGAAAAAAGAACTTACAACTACTGCTCCAAAGTCTGGAAAAACAAAAGGTTCAGTAACTAGAAAAAGACAAGCAGAACTTGCTGAGCAACGTCCATTGTCTCCAGTTGATGCTACAAAAGTTGCAAGACGAGTACGACCACCAGAAGGTTTTAGTGGTGCAAGAGTAGTTAAACCAATTAAACGTGCTACCAAGCCAGTAGATACATCTGTTAAGTCTACAAAGCCAGCAACTAAAAGAACTGCTGAAGAAATTAAGGCTGCTAGAGATGCAGCCAAAGAACGTAGCATTGCACGTAATGCTCCAAGAAAAATTGCTGGAAAGAAATCTGTAACTAAGCCTCCAGTTAAAAGTAAAACAACTGAATTAAAAGAACGACCACGTACTCAAAGAGAAATGCGCCGTAAGCGCAATGCGCAAGAAGAAATGCGTAAAAAAGATTACAAGAATAAAGGTCGTGCAGAACGCCTACGCGATGTAGATGACCAAGAAGTACCACAAGGTCAAACAATTCGTGGCAAGTTTTATCCAGAAGGTACACCTGGTATTCCAGCACGTTCTACACGAACTGGAAACACTATTGTAGAACGCTCACCAAAAGTAAGAGAAGACCTACCTCCAAAAGACGAACTTGTTGCTATTAGGAAAGCATTTGCTGAACTAACTAAAGAAGAAAAAGCAGCAATGCGAACAATGGATGCACGTGCTATTCAAGGAATTTTACGTGAGAAAATTGCTAAAGGTCCTAATAGAAAACCTGCTGGTCCTAAAGATGCGCCTAAGCGCAAGTATGTAACTCCAGAACGCAGAATAGAAACAATGAAGGCTCGTACTCGTTCTCGCCGTGCAGCAGAAGTAGCACGTGATAAGCGTTTAGCAGAGTTAAAAAAGAGACTAACTCCAGCGCAAAGAAAAGCAATTGCAAAAGCAATTGCAGAAGCAAAGAGGAATAGTAAATAATGCTAACTGATAAGCAAATTTTTGCACGTGTTGCGTCTTTAAAAGACCGTACCCGTGACCGTGATTCACGTCAGCAAGATGTACTATTAGTACGTCAGGGTAAGATTTCTAACGTATATCCTGATTTCTTTCCAGAAGGTATAGAGGCTAACGTAGTTGCCAACTTTGTTGACATTGTAGCCCGTGACTTATCTGAAGTTATGGCTCCGTTACCTGCAGTTAACTGCTCAGTAGTTAGCCAAGTTAAAGACCGTGCTCGTAAAGCAGCAGACAATCGTACTCGTATTGCTGCTAACTATTTTTATAATTCCGATTTGCAAGTTCAGATGTATACTGGAGCAGATTGGTATGTGACATTTGGGTTTGTTCCGTTCATCATTGAATTGGACACTGAAGCAAAGTTGCCGCGTATTCGCGTAGAAAGTCCTGTCGGGGCGTATCCTGAATTTGACCGCTACGGACGCTGCGTTGCTTTTGCTAAGCGTTATGCCATGCCACGGGCTGAACTGATTTCTCAGTTCACAGAGCATGCTGACGTTTTACTTGGTCGTGACGGATACGACCAAGACATGAATAGTAGATTTGAAATTGTTCGTTACT